GACATCTGCGGAGTATTTCTCAAGCCATGCAGAGCCAATCCCCGGACGCCGGGACTGGAGAGAAAATTCGGGGGTACGGTTGTCATCTCCACTGCGGACGGCGGTATTTCCGACCTTCTTAAAGACATACCTTGCAACGTAAGCTGCACTATCAAAGGAAACTTCTCCAATGCTGCAAAAACCATAAGGCCACAATTCAGAGAGAATAAGAGATACATAAAGTTTGCAACCTCCTTTAGAAATTTTAAAAATCTGCTTATCAGGAAAATCAAAATTAAAAAGTAGGATGTGATAATGCGGCCGCTCATTCAGGCTTCCATACTCACCACATCCGAAAAAACGTATAGGGTAAGACGGCTCACCGTCAGCATTGTATACAGGGTCGAAGCCCTGACAACGCTTCCTTAACCGCTTCATAAATAGCTGCATATCACGTTTAGAGATGCTTCCGGATACTGGTAGATTTTCGTCATTATAAGTCAGAGTGACAAAACAGTTACGCTTGTATAAAGATGATTCGTGAACACACCTAACAGCCCAATCACGGCTTTTTTTCAAAAGGCAGCCTACACACTGTCCACATGGTACTAAAAGGCGGTCAAATTTTTCAAATTCGCCTAACTCTAAATCTTTATAATCAGAATATCTACCAACAACACGGACTAAGGGTTTTCCACTCTTAAAAGTAGCACCATTTTTAAAACGGATAGCAACGAGCGGATTATAACAAGTCATTACGCGCGAATTCCGCCACGCATAGGTCTAATGCGATTACGACTGCGAGACCTAATTGCTGTTTTCCTAAACAATCTACGAGAAGCACGACGGCTAAGTCTTCTTCTTCGTGCCATTTATACATCACTCCTTACCAACGGAAAGGGGAAAGGTTATCAACAACACTACCAATGTAACCCCAAACATTACCAGAAGTTACATCAGAACCGGGGAAAAACGGCTCATTCCTTAACCGTCTATCCTGCTTCGACTGTCCTAACTCCCAATCAGTCTTAGCTTTACGACTTGCAGATTCTTCACCAAGCTTTCCGTAATACTCCTTATTAACTGAATAATTTTCATAATTAGTATTAGCATTTTTCCAAGCAGCGTCCGCTTCAAGCATACGAGCAGCAGCACCTGCACGAGCTGCTAAACCTTGCTCGTGCAAGTTAAAAGCCTGAGCCGCTGTAGTAATTTTAGAATTGATAATGTTTTGAAGCGTTTCCTGCTCCAAAGCAGAATACTGTTTCTCCTGAGCAGCAGCAGTTTTTTCTTGCTGACCTTGCAACTTGATGTTACTTTCAGTCTGCTTTTGATTAATATCTGCATTCTGCTGATTAATACCTAACTGAACACGGTCAACAGCATTAATGCGATTATAGGCAGTAGCACCACTATTGACTGAGCCAGAATTAACTCCGGTAAGACCGACAGAGGCAGAAGAACCAGAGAGACCACCAGCGGCAAGTATAGGATTAAGACCAGCTTTCCGAAGGTCATCAACTGTCCACTGATAGCGGTTTTGATACATTTGCTTGTTATATTCAAATTGATTACCCATAAGGTAAGAAGAAGCTGCAGTATTAATACCAGTTCCAATGACATCACCTAAAACTGCACCTCCAAAATCACCAAGCCAGCTCATAATAATTTACCTCAACTCAAAAATCCAGTAAAAGTACCAAGTACAGAGCCAGCAAAAGCGGCAAGTGCCTGAAAAAAGGCTGTCCACCATTTATTCATAAAATCACCTCAAATCAACATAAAAGTTTTAAGAACGACTAAAACACCGACAACGATAAACACAATATCAGTAATCTTTTCCACATTGTAAAATCCTTTCTTAGAAGTGGTCCATAAGACCAGGAACGGAATATACAGGCATAGGACGTGCACACTTTAAATCAAAATGAGCGTCTAAAAAGAACTGGGGTTCGTTTGTAACGGCAACAGCACGGGCGATAGGCGGATTCTCAACGATAAATTCCTCATTAAGAACAGGCAAATTTTCAAACTTTTGTGCCAAATGCCAAACATCAAGTGTCTGAGGGTCGGTAGAACGGAATTTACCAGTAATTACAGAAGGTTTATAACGATAATCAGCCCACGCTTCCTGATAGCCGAAAACTAGATCATCTGCGACAGTACCTTGTGCGTAAATCTCAATGTTGGTTACAGGCTGTTCACCAATATGAGAAAATACTGGCAGATAATAATCTGTACGAGTACGGCGCAAAAACATTTTAGGCACACCTTGCTGATAAGTCAGATTAGCACGAATAGAAACAAGTCCAATAATACAACCATGTTCAGTAAAAGACTTATTAAAGCCGTGAATACGAGTATTCGCTACACCATAAGCTGCTAAGTTGCCTTGTGGGCTTGTGGAGTCCGTAGAGCCTGTCTGAGTGACCGGATTGATATTAATACGGGTAGAACTACCTCCGAGATATTCCGGACGCTGTAAACGAGCGTCAGGCGATACAACGCCAAAATGGGAGAGTATCTGCTCAATGTAACGAGTACCGCCACGTGCGTCACGCTCATAGAGCTTTTGAAGCTGAAAAGAAAAACGAAGCTGATTAACCAATACAGCTGTTGCGTCTGTAAGGTCGGCATACATACCAGTTGGAATTACATCACCAACATTCAAAAAAGAAGGACCACCATCGTTTGAACCGAGTGTAGTAACGGTAGGAGTCGGATAAGGATTATAAGAACCGTGAGTAGAAGAACTATTACTAGTATGCAAACCAGAAGCAAAATAACCATAAACGTTAGTAGGGTTATTATTTGACGCAACTCGGTTATTCATCCAAACAGGCAGATTAAACTCATTACCACCAGAAGCGCTAGTTTGTGGAACATTCCAATTAACAGAAGCTTTATCACCAAGAGGCAAACTTACAGGGTCACCTTTCTGTGCCCAAGGCAAACAGGATGTAAAATAATCATGCCTTTTACCACGGCGGAGAAGAACATAATCGGATAAACTATCTGGACCGTCACCATAATTTTCTAGCACGCTATCCTGCAAATTTTCATCTCTAAACCATTCGTTATAAATCTTATTATAAGCACGGAAGAATAGAGAATTTACAGTCAAATCATTAGCTACATTAGTAGGCAGACCTAAATAATCCCAGAGCGTCTGATTCTGCACATTATTTCCGGTAACAGTAGGAGTCATATAATCAATACTATCATCCGGATTGTGACGCTCGCCGTTCATATTTTTCCAATGTTCCCATAGTAAACGATAAGGCACATAGAAAAAGAACGAGTCAAGATAAACGTCATCCATAATAGGACGAACAAGCGGCTGCAACCTAACCATAAACGCACAACGCAATTTAAACGTATCCGCCGGAAGTACGTCATCAACGAATACCGGGACTAAATAGCCAGCATCTAAAGTGGTTTTTAAGTTGTGGCTTCGGTCGAACCTTGAACGAGGAATGTTAGCTTTAGGCACCATTGAAAATAAATAATTCATAGCATTTTTCCTGCGTTGTCGAGCCATAACATCATCCTTTCTAAAAAATAATTATAATAGGACATTCACAACACCACGCTGTAAGCGCCTCTACAGTTACTATTTTAAAAAATATATATTATTTGTCAATAGGCAGTTTTAAAGGCAGGGGAGTTTGTAAATTTCCACCTGCCTTTAATCTTAGTACTTGCATTTTATTTTATTTTTTGATTTCTGCCACCTTTGGTGTCAGTTGCGCCAGATACATCAAGTGAGTATCTGGCGCACGTGCTCACGCACGGTTAAACAGAATCACCAGGAGGCTTACTATCGCCAGAAGCAGACTTATCTGATACCACCGAAACAGGAATTTTAACATCAGGCTTTCTCCTTTCCATAAGACCAAGGGCAATAGCTTCTTCGACATTATTTTCATCCTGTAAAAATTGTACCATATTCATGGGGTTATTAGCAAATTTTTCACGAATTTTAGACGGCATAGAATCAAACTGCTCCTGGATATCAACAAGCATATCCTGCATAGTTTGAAAATCCGGAACATCGGAGAAATCACCGTCAATAGGAGGAACGGAAGGAACATTAAAAACAGGAACAACGCCAGTGTCCATATACTTTTCTAATAAGAGCTTAAGGTCAGTACCTTCACGGTCGGACTGCACAGTTCGAGAAGGTTTTTCAAAAGTAAGACCAGGAGAAGTAGGGGAAGGGTAAGGCTTTCTAAACATAATAATCTCCTTTCTTGCGCCTGCGGCGCGAAGTCTGCGAAAAAGGCGGAGTCCGGCTAAGCCGTGCACCGCCTTTCTTCTCGACTTGATATTCAATTACTGCAATTTGGAATCAGTGCCAAATTCAGAAGCTACACAAATAAGAACAGGAGCTTCTTTTAATTCAAATCTGCCAGATTCATCATCAAAGAGACCAAGTTCATACAAAGCAAAATCAGCAGGATAAAGACGAATCGGAGAATCTTCCTGCAAATAAGCACGGCGGAAAGAGCGGATAGCGTCTGCCGTAGTACGAGTATAGAACGGAGGATTGAACAGTTCACCTTTAATATCTTTTAATGCATATACTTTTAACATTTTAAATTTCTCCATTTATTCTAAATTTATATTTCTTAATTTTATTTTTTTATTTATATTTATTTTTTTAACTTCTTCGACATAATAGAGTCTTCCGGCAGACGCTTTCGAGAGCTTCTGCATTTTTTTCTGCCGAAGTCCTTTAATTCTCTCAAAATCGGCTGGAAAGAAACGGTCATAAATTCTGTCATAGTAGGCTGGAGGTCGGAGGGTAAGACCTTTGAAGTGGAGTTCGTCATAGTTGTAGACATCTGCGGAGTATTTCTCAAGCCATGCAGAGCCAATCCCCGGACGCCGGGAC